CTAACAGTTGCATTCAGGAATGAAGGTTTCCGAGACAGTGTCTATGAGACAACACGAGACGGCAAAAAAGGGAACCTAAGAGAAGACAAACGGGCCTTGAGAGCTCTACGCAAGAAGATTCAAGGGGAGATCTATGATTTGATGCAGGATGGTGCAAGAATAGATACAGAGAGCTACAAGACTGAGTGGAATAGTTTGCAGTCTCAGATCAACAATATAGACCTGAGCATAAGGAAGTACGAAGCGGAACTTAGAGACCCTGAAAAGTTAAACGATTACTTCGGAAGCAAATGTCTCGTCAAGATAGAGGAAGCACGGTATGAGACAATTACAAAATGTGCAATCGTAGATATCGCACTAAAGTCAAGAATATTTATGAAGGTGCAGGGGCGCGCACCTAAATACGGTGAGAGAAAAGCACCTAACTTCAAAACAAGCGACAACGGAACGAAGATCCGTTCCTGCTACTTCTGGGTGCTATACAGAAAGACAGCAACTGCAGGAGCTACTGAAAACACATGGACCAGAAGTAAGCGAATATTTGTAATACGCCGGGGGACGGAGAACGAAAGCTTTAACTCAATTCGTTTTTTGGCAGCATCAGGAAGTAATGCCTTTAACTGGCAATTTAGGTTAGAGCCAATCGCCGACATAAATGCGGAGATGTCTTATCACTACAATGGGAACTGCGACTTTGCATATATTGAGAATGCAGGCGCATCTGTCACAGTCAATCAAGACGATGGCTGCAAGTTTCAGATAATAGGGCGCTTGAGGGCCCGAGATAGCGTTCGACGTCTCCCTCCGATCAATGACTCTCCCTCAGAAATCGATGAGTGGACACTGTTCTCGTGTAGATCGGACACCCAACTCGCCCTCAGCTTCGACAGTGGCCCCGAGATCGAAATCAAAGCTGTGACAGAGCAGAGGATTGAAAGCTTCTCAGCATATCCAGCCTTGTACTCTGACCTGGGCATGCTCGGCTTCAACACTTACTCAGGAGCTGGTGTGCAGGATTTGCGAGCATTATCTCTATACGTCAACAAAGGCAAGAAGGTAAGAACTATTAACGAAGACGGAACAATTAGTCCTAATAAGATAGGCAAGCTAGACCAAGCCGAAGGAACCGCATCTAGTTATGCCCCCGAGATATTCCTTGACACCTTGCTTGATCCCCTTAACGGAATAGGAAACTACACAAAGCTAGATGCTGTTTGCTTAAAAAGCCTGGCATTATGCAAGAAGTTTTGCAGGACATATTCGCTGTTCTTTGACGGTGTCATTGCTGAACCCACGTCCTGGCGGCAGTTCTGGACCGAGGTAGCTCCATTTAGCTTGCTCGAATTTGGGAGGATTGGAGGGAAAGACACGCTAATACCGGCCTTACCAGTTAGTGACACAGGTGCGATCAATCGTGATGTTCCAATATCAGCGCTATTTACAGCAGGGAATATACTCGAAGACAGCTACAAAGAGGAGTACCTCGACTATGGTACGAATGTAACCGATCTAATTGCATCAGTCATTTACCGAGACACAGAGCTCGATGGATATTTCCCTAAGAACCGATCAGTAGAAGTACGCCTCAAAGATACTACAGAAGCGTCTGCACTACGCCAGACGTTCGACCTCTCTCAGTATGTAACCAGAAAAGATCAAGCAATAATGTACGGAAAGCTACTCTGCCGGCAACGTCGCCATATACGCAAAAGCATTGAATTTAAGACCTTCCCTACCGATAGCGTTCTTGCCCCGGGCAGTTATATCTATGTGGATGTAGGTCAACAGCAATGGAACAATATATATTCAGGAAGAGTCGAAGCAGGAGGAGTGCTTAATATGCCAGTAGGTGCTCAAGTCACAAATGGTAATTACTCTATACTGCTATACAAGCTTAACGGAAAACAAGAAACTTCCGTAGATAACTGCGATCCGGTACTAAGCGATAGGATCCTAACAAAGTCGATAACTGTAAGCAGTAATAGTTCAATCGCGTTAAAAGACTTTGAAGGGTACTTGTTTGTGCTCGGGACCCCAACCTCGTCTAAGCGAGTCTTCCGCGTCATCGAGGTCTCGATGGACGAAGAAGGTGAGGTAACGGTAAGAGGAGTGGAACACCCCTGTGACAGTAGCGGTAAGAGCCTAATCGCTGATATGGAGGGCTTTCAGATTGATTGAATCTGACCTGCTGGCCAGCGTTAAGCTAGACCAGCATTCGTACGATCATGCCCTTCTTTACGGGTCGGACTGGTTCACTGGTCTATAACGCCAAACCTGTAGCTAAGATCCGAGATTGGAGTCTTGAAACAACCGTTGAACTCCTTAGCACTAATGCGATTGATAGTACTGTCAACACATATACCCCTGGTGTTAAGGGCGCGACCGGCAGCGCCACACTGATTTACTACCGTCTGGGAACGGGGGAGAGCACTACTTACACCGAATTTCAGGCACTCCTATCCAAAGTGATGAAAACCGGCGCTATTACCGATAGTGATGTCGTCGCATTAGAACTAAATGTAGGAGGGGACAGCAAGGATGATATTAAGATCAACGCATTTATTACCAGCGCTAGTGTAGCATCCAGCACAGGTGAATTGAGTGTTGTGCCTATACAGTTCACGATGACAGGTGACTTTACTGAGGTCATCGTCGCCTAATATGACTGTTGTACTCGGGAATACAGGCAAGATCCGCTTGCGCAGAAGTGCAGGAAAGGCGGATTATACTGTATTGGAGACAGTTATCGAAGCCGATGATATTAACATGTTGCTAAATAGAATCGGATTTGATGAGGCAAATGATAATCTATTAACCGGAGATAGAGTCGAGATCTCTACGGACGACACAAGGGGGCTCGCATTTATAGCTAAAGACACTTGGCCGTCACAGACTGTCGAAAAAACATTGACAGCCTACATAAACGTGAATGCAGTAGGTGGCATTAGACTGTTTGACTCAATGCAAGACGCGATAAATAATAACCGCGCCACTGAGTACAAGCTAAATGCTTTGTCATCCACAGGTGGGATTAACATTACTATCGCAGTACGAGACACAATATCTAATGTACTAGGCAATGTAACCTCGTATGTGTTTAATACCGATCGGGAAAGCATTGATACAACGACCCTAAGCGACAAATTCCGAAGGCAATACAATGCAGGAATAATAAGTGGCAGTGGGACTATAGATTGTCTTTTCAACTATGAAACAACGGGTGTCAACGAGACACCATTGCTAATGCTGCAGCTCCTAAATCGAATAGACATAGGTTCAGATATAGATCTAGCCTTATACGTTGTTGATCGAAGTGAGGAGCTAAACCAAGCCTCAGTCTTCTACGATATGACTGCCACGATCACAAAGGCAGGTGTCAATGTCGTTAGCGGAGACTTAATAACAACGTCAATAGACTTTGTAACGACAGGAGAGTTCCGACTGTTATTAGGAGAGCCAGTTAGCTTCCTCTACACCGAAGACGAGAACAGAATCTTGGTGGAGAAAACACTTGATTTCCTTGTCCAAGAAGAGACTGACTAAACTGTCGTGTAGTAGTACCCAAGCAGTGGGGTGAGCTGTGGCTGACCAACGGATTACTCAACTGACCGCGCTACCCAAGACCGGGGTGGCGCCTGACGATGTACTACCAATAGTTGATGTATCGAGCTCGGAGACCAAGAAGGTCACCGCCCAGAATCTCGTTGATGCAGGCCTTGATTTAATACCGCTTAATTCAATCGATCTAAACAAGCTGGATCAGGCCAGCGCAACAAAGATCGGCACTAGTGCTCTCGCCAACGACGCCGTTACAGCCGATAAGTTAGCGGATAGCAGTAGCGTAGTAGTAAGCGGAATCGCTCCAACAACTTCTAATTTCCAAGGACGTGGTTTCTTCGATTCGGCGTCAGGTAACTTAAAAGTTTATAGTGGGGCTTCCTATGCGCAAGTTGTTCTACCCACTGCAGGCATAGGCGATCTACAAGTTACGACAGCAAAACTCGCAGCAGGGGCTGTCACCACCGAGAAAGTCACAGCACTAGGATCAGCCGCCCTAGCAAGTTCAAGCGTAATAACAGCGAAAGTTGCTGATGGTGCAATCACAGGCACCAAGATTGCAAGTGCAACAATTACCGCTTCGAATATTGCAGCTGGAGCTGTTGGGTCTAGCCAGATTGCTGATGGAGCTGTTGATACAGCCGAACTGAACGACGGTGCAGTCACAGAAATCAAATTAGGGACCGGCAGTGTTACTGGAACCAAGATCGCGGACACAACAATAACGAACGCAAAGATAGCTGATACAACAATTGCTTACGGAAAGCTAAATCTCGCTGATGGTGTTATTCCAGGGCGCAAGCTCGAAAGTGCTTCAATAACAAGCGCACAGTTAGGTGCACTATCCGTACTGTCAAACAAAATAGCCGACAATGCAGTTACGACTTCAAAGCTCAACGATGGAGCTGTTACAAACGCTAAAATAGCAACAGGCACAATTAAATCGGATAACATCGCAGCCAACGCTGTTACAGCAAACGAACTCGCAGACAATGCTGTTGACACCAGCGCCATCGTCGCCGGAGCTGTTACCGAGGCCAAGCTCGGGGCGGGCAGTGTGGTGGAGGCAAAGCTTGCAACTGGTGCAGTAACCAATACGAAACTGGGCGCGGGGTCGGTTACATATAACAAACTCAGCCTTGCTGATGGCGATATCCCTGGAGCCAAGATAACAAGTAGCTCCATTACAAGTACTCAACTCGGAGCGGGTGCAGTAACTACGACACAGCTAGGTACAGATAGTGTCACAACTCCAAAGCTTGCGCCCGGGTCTGTAACAACAGCAAAGCTAGCGAGTGGGGCAGTCACGGCAACAGAGATAAGCGCGGCAGCTGTTACTACCACTAAAGTAGCTGATAGCGCAATAACTACAGCCAAGATAAATGATGCTAGCGTAACAACAGATAAACTAGGTAGTCAGGCTGTTACTAGCGACAAGCTTGCTACTGATTCTGTAGCAACTGCCAAGATAGCCTCTTCGAGTGTTACAGCAGCGAAGTTAGCAAATAATTCTTCATGTGAGGTAGGGACTACTGCACCAACAACATCCAATTTTACTGGGCGAGCATATCTCAGTACAGCCACAAATAGTCTTAGCATCTACGACGGCACAACATACAAACAGGTCGTAGCACCCACTGCTGGTATCGCGGACAATGCCGTTACAACAGCCAAGATCAATGATGGCGCCGTCACAGCAGCCAAAATAAGCTCCAACTCAATAACAGCTGCACAAATTGCCACAAACGCAATTACTGCGGATGAACTTGCTGACAATGCCGTAGATACTAATGCGATTGTAGATAGCGCTATAACGTCTGCCAAAATCGCAACTAATGCGGTTACAACTGCCAAGATCGGTGATGCAGCTATTACAAATCCAAAGATTTCTGATGCAACTATTGGATACGAAAAACTAAACCTTGCCGCAGGATCTGTACCAGGCAGCAAACTCACCTCCGGCACAGTCACTTCCGCTCAGATTAGTAGTAGCGGAGTAGCAACAGCCAATATCGCAGATAACGCAGTTACAGCGTCAAAGATCCTTAACTCAAGTGTAACAGAGGCAAAGCTAGCAACCAGCGCAGTCACAAGTGATAAAGTCGCAAGTGGTGCGATCACAACGGCTAAGATTGCAGCAGGGGCTGTTACTTACGACAAGCTCCAACAAATCTCTACAGGAGACGTCCTACTTGGGCGTAGCAGCAACACGGCTGGATCTACGCAAGAAGTCCCTTGCACCTCAGCAGGTCGTGCAGTCATAGCTGGCGCATCCGCATCTGCCCAACGTGAAATTCTCGGACTCGGAAACCTCGCTACCTCGAGCGGAACTTGGGTAGATGGCTCGTCATTCTCGGGCACGAGCTCGGGTGTAAACACCGGAGATCAGACCATCACGCTGACAGGAGATGTAACTGGTACAGGCACTGGGACTTTCGGCGCAGTTCTAAGTAATGGCTCTGTTACTGAAGCTAAAATAGCAACAAATGCAGTAAGTACTGCAAAACTAAATGACCATGCTGTCACAGGGTCGAAACTCAGTGATAACTCTGCTGCAATAGTCTCGGCTTCATCACCCACTGGCGCCGGGGACTTTGTAGGCCAACAATGGCTAGACACAAATACAGCCGTCGAGTACACATGGAGTGGCACATCATGGATCCGACAATCTGGGCTCGCTGCACTGGTCTTTAATGACACCACACCTATAGTTTTTAGTGCAGCTTACCCAGATCCATACACCGTAGAAC